ATAATTCAGTAGATAGTATAGTTACAGACCCCCCATATGCTTTAACATCTATTAAAAAAAGATTTGGTAAAAAGGGTTCAGCCCCCGCACAATTTGGAACTGATGGTGCTTTCCAAAGAGCATCAAAAGGATTTATGGGTAAAGAATGGGATGCTGAAGTTCCAACCATAGAGTTTTGGAGTGAAGTATATAGAGTTCTTAAACCAGGAGGATATATTCTATCATTTGGTGGAACAAGAACATATCACAGAATGGCTGTTAATATAGAAGATGCTGGTTTTGAAATTAGAGACCAGATTATGTGGTTATATGGTTCAGGCTTTCCAAAGTCCCATAACATCGGTAAGGCTGTTGATAAGTTTGGAGGTAATAATTTATTATCAAATGAAATAGGAAATAAATTAAAAGAAGCTAGAACTAAAAGAGGTTTAACATTAAAAGCCGCTGATGAATTATTCTGTGGTGGAACATCAAATTACAATTGGTTAGAAGGAAGAAGTGACGGTCAAAGAATACCTAATCAAGAATTATTTGATAAGATAGTAGCTGAGTGGCCTGAGTTAAAAGATATAAGAGATAAAGTTTTAGAAACAGAAAGAGAAATACTTGGAACTGAAATTACAAATAAAACTGTAATGAGTAAAATTGGTGAAGAAAATGAATCAGGTGAATATGTAAGAACAAAAGGTCAATCAGATTGGGAAGGTTGGGGGACATCCCTTAAACCAGCAAATGAACCTATCTGTGTTGCTCGTAAACCTTTAAGTGAAAAGTCAGTTGCTGAGAATGTATTAAAATGGGGAACTGGTGGTATCAATATAGATGGTTGTAGAATTGAAGGTGAAGTAAGAACAACCCCAATCCATAGTAATGATGTTAAAGAAGATAATACTCTATTTGGATTACATAAGACAATTCAACATGAAAGAGTTGAAACAACAGAGGGTAGATTTCCTGCTAATGTAATCTTTGATGAAATTGCTGGTGAGTTGTTGGACGAACAAAGTGGTATAGTAACTCAAGGTCACTGGCCTAAGGGTTCAGTAAAAGGATTTGGTGATTTTGGTGGAGGTACAACATCATATGAAGGTGTAGGTCATAAAGACAAAACAAAATCTGGAGCGTCAAGATTTTTTTATCAAGCAAAAGTAAGTAAGGCTGAAAGAAACATGGGGTTAGATGATTTTGAAGAAAAGAATAAATGGTTAAAAGGTGGTGGTGGTGTTGGTATAACTGATAGAGAAAATGTGGTAGCAAAGAATATCCACCCAACAGTTAAACCTGTTAGATTGATGGCTTATCTATGTAGATTAGTTACACCACCAAATGGGGTTGTCCTTGACCCTTTCATGGGTTCAGGTTCTACAGGTATAGCAGCTCAATTAGAAGGGTTTAATTTCATAGGTATGGAGTTAGACCAAGAGTATATGAATATCGCAGAAGCAAGAATAAACAACTATGAAGATTATAGAAAGTTCCTGTGAATATAACAACCACCATAGTATTTGAAGAACTACTTAACTCTGATGAATTAGGTAAGAGGATTGTTGTGGCGCAGGGTGGTTCTCGTTCAGGTAAGACATATAACATTCTAATTTATTGGATATATAAACTACTCCAAGAAGAAAAGAAAACACTAACAATAGTCAGGAAAACTTTACCATCGTTAAAGAACTCTGTCTTAAAAGATTTAATATCCATACTTGAAATGTTTGGGGTGTATGACCCCAATAAGTTACATAAACAAGAAGGATACTACGAACTCAATACAAACATCATCAATTGGATATCAGTAGATGAACCACAAAAGGTTCGTGGTAGTAAAAGGGATTACCTGTATTGTAATGAAGCAAACGAGTTAAAATTGGAAGATTGGAACCAGTTGATATTCCGTACCACAGATAAGGTGATATGTGATTTAAACCCATCAGAATTAAGTTCTTGGGTATATGATTTAGAACTAAGGGACGATTGTTATTTCTTTAAAACAACATGGAGGGATAATCCATTCATAGATGATAATATCATCAAGGAATTAGAATCACTTAAATACAAAGACGAGAACTTATATCGTATCTATAACTTAGGTGAAAAGGGTATATCAACAGAATTAGTTTTTAACAAGTATCAAACAATAGAACACATACCACCTGAAGCTAAACTACTTGGAAGGGGAATGGACTTTGGATACAATCACCCATCAACAGTAATAGAAGTTTATAAAGATGGTGATGTATTATACTTCAACGAATTACTATATGTTCGTAACTTAACGATGCCAGACATCATCCACAAGTTAGATGTGTTGGGGATAGAAAAGACAGATACAATATGGTGTGATTCAGCATCCCCACAAAACATAGAAGAATTAAGACGGGTAAGATACAATGCTAAACCTGTTAACAAGAAATCTATTCTACATGGGATTGATTTAATTAAAAGACATCATATCTATATTACTAGTGGTTCAAAGAATATTATCCAAGAGTTTGGTAGTTATAAGTTCAAGATGGATAAGAATGGGGAATTGTTAGATGTTCCTGAAGATGATAACAACCATACCATAGATGCCATTAGATATGTATTAGAAAGTGAATTAAATAAAAAATCTAGCAAAATAACAATATTATGAGAAACTTTGAATTAGTAATAGACGATGAAGTAATTAATATACCAGAAGAGGTAACTTTGGGAATGTATCAAGAAATGAATAAGTTCCCCGAAAAATATACGAAAGGGATAAATGTTATCAATTTATTCACAGGTATTACATTAAGAGAACTAAAAAACCAATCTGTTGATACTATTGAACTTTTGGAAGCAATTGTATCAGAAAGATTTGTAATTCCACAAAAGAATGAACTTGTGATGACTTTTGAATATAACGGACAATTATATGGTTTAGAAAACGATTGGAGCAAATTAGCGTTCGGGGCATGGATAGATTTTGAAGTTTATTCATCTGAAGACATATTTTCAAATATCCACAAGATTATGGCAATTCTTTATCGTCCTGTGATATCCCAAGACAAAAAGACATTAAAGTATAAAATCGTTCCATATAACTCAGATGAAATTGAAGAACGAGCAAACATCATGAAACTAACCCCTGTAAGATTTTGGTTGGGAGCATCGGTTTTTTTTTCTCAAATCGTAAGTATATACACAACCTCTATAAAGAGTTCTTTGGATACGACGCATCACCTACAGAAGGTGACGATAGAGGGGTGGAAGAAGCTACCGAAGTTTCTGAAAAAGATTCTACCGCTAGATTCTATTTTACCCTCTTATACCGCCTCGCAAAAGAAGATATTACAAAGATTGATGAAGTAGAACAATCACCTTTATATTTATGTCTTAATGTGGCATCTATCATGAAAGAAGAAGCTGAAAAACAAAGAGAAGAATATGATAAGATGACTAGAAAGATTAAATCAGCGAATGGTTAAATATAACGATTATTTATAAGGATTATGGAGTATTATGTATCGTATCACAAGATAATTAATTTCTTTCAAGAAATACAACAAAACTCACCCCGTCTTAAAACAACAGGGCATGGGGATATTGTCTATTTCTCTGAAAATATAACAGGGGATACAACTGCTGTATATCCATATATGTTTATCACACCTGAATTGATTACATATCAGGAAAGCACAACTGAATATCAATTTAATATCATATTCGCAGATATAGTAAATACAGATTTATCCAACGAGATTGATGTTATATCAGACATGTCTATTGAGTGTAAGAACTTCATAGCACAGATATACAGAGGGTTTTTATTTGATAAGATAGACATACGACTTGGTGAAGTAGCAGTTCCCTTTATGGAACGATTTAACGACCATGTTGGGGGTGTTTATTGTACGATGACTATTATAGTATTTGATGATATTAATGCTTGTGTGGAATATATTGGGCCTACACCCACACCTACATCTACACCTACACCAACTCCAAGTATTACACCTACGATTAGTTTAACACCTACTAACACACCAACTAATACACAAACACCTACTCCTTCTACTACGACAACATTAACTCCAACCCCAACTAATACACAAACAGGAACACCAACACAAACTCCTACTAATACACAAACTCCTAGTATTACACCAACTAATACACCAACAATTAGTGTTACA